CTCTGCAACAAATATTTTTACATTTATTAATCATTTTTTTTCTCCTCAATTTCGTAAAAGAAGTTATCCGTATCTTCGGTCTTCCATTTACGTGTGTCTTCTACATTCCACTCTGATGTCTGCACCTTCCAATCTGGTATTTCATCTTTAACTGTAAAAGATGGTATGTCCCATATTAGTCTGTTGTTTGGCTGTGCCGCATAATTACCATCATCTAAGGCAAGTATGTGTGCGCACTTATGTTCGTGCGGAATTTCAGAATGATCTGTATCTACTATATTACTCTCTGGGTGTGCAAAATCAACCGTAAATAAATAAGCACCACTGTGCCATTTTTTATCTTTACCTATGTATTTGCCAGATTGTCCGTCTAAGATATCCCAACTAGTAACAGCAGGATAATAACTGAAAGAATTCCAAAGCTCCAACTCATCAAGTCTACGTTTAGGAACGTTCTTTGGATCAAAGCCTCTTTGAATAAATGCAGATATCGGTAGACGATAGAAGACAGCTCCATTTTCCATAATACAATGAAAAAGTATGGGACGGCCAGTAATAGCCGTAATACCAAACACAATGCAGTCTTCAACTTCACCATGATGTTTTTTAAGGTCATATAAATATTCTCTCCTAATTTGAGCATATGTTACAGGAATGTTTGCATTTAAGTAAGCCATAATTAATCATTTATACTTCCCCAATTTTTACCGTGTTCGTAGTCTACTTTGTTTGGGACTTCCAAAGTTACGGCGTTTTCCATAATCTCAATAATCTTTTTAGCCTGAGCATCTGTCTCAATAGATAGATCAAGCTCGTCGTGTATTTGTATATGCGGTATTATCCCTTCTTTGTAAAGCTCTAACATTGACTTCTTTGTCATGTCAGCTGCGGACCCTTGTATTAATTTGTTTAGTGCTTTGTAGGTGTAGGCCCTCTTGATCCCCGGTCCATGTTCCCTTAACGCATCTTCGTGTGTCATGGCTTTATGCATACCAAATTGATTCGGTTCCCATAAATGAAACCTGCATAGTCTGCCTAGTAAAGTTCTTATCTGTCCTCTGTCCTGTGCTCGGTTAGATGCTTTCTCCATGAGCTGTTTAACAAAAGGTACTTTAGCATGATACGTATTAAATAGTTCGGCAGCTTTGTCTTTAGTTACACCCAACTCTGCCTGTAATTTGTTTTTACCCATACCATAGAAAAGACCCAAATTGATCGTCTTGGCCTGTGATCTAGGTATGTCAGCCATATCAGCTACAGTCTGGTGGAAGTCTGAGTTAGGATCAGTTTCGTATGCATCAACAACATCATAGACTGACGGCAACTTATACAAAGCTGCGTAGTGTACGACGAGTCTTGGTTCTTGTTGTGAATAGTCAAAACATCCCCACTTACAACCGTCCTCTGGAATAAATAAACTTCTTATCTTAGGTCCTAGATCCTTGTTCCTTGCAGGTATTTGCTGCAGGTTAGGATTCTGATAACTAAATCTACCTGTTACTGTGCCACCTGTCTGTGATCTTAGTTGATTAATCTCTGCATGTATTCTGCCTTTATGCTGATAACGTAATATAGAATCTATAAATGTTGTGTGTGCTTTGTTTATCTCCCTAGCTTTAGCAATCATGTTCACGACAGGATGTTTATGTTCCTGTAAAAAGTTTTTGGTAAAGCTTGGAGCTTGTGTTTTATCTGTTCTTGGATACTCTAATCGTAATACATCAAACACTTCTGATATAGATCTAGCTGCCCAGATCTGTGTGTCGATGTTTGTTTCTCTTTTAATTTCGTAAAGTAATTTATGTTCTTGTTCTATAAGTTCTTTTTTAATTTTGTGTGCGCCTTCTACATCTACCCTGACGCCTTTAAATCTCATGTCAACTAGACACGGAAATAGTTCTGTTTCTAAATCAAATATATCTTCTAAATCCTGGTGTATAATTTCTTTTTTCATCTCTTGCCATAAACCAAACGTAGCTTCGGCATCTCGTTCTGCATAAGAACCTACGTGTAATGACGGAAGTTTGTACATTTCTGACTTAGGATCGATACCCCACTCTGCTGCAGCTTCTGCTAACGCAGCTTCGTTCTTACCAAAACCTAAATACTTCCATGATAAACTATTAAGATCGTATCTAAATCTATTCTCATCTGTAATTGCTGCGGCTATCATTGTATCTACAATGTCACCATTAATTTTAAAACCCATAGCACGTAGCCAGCAAACATCGTACATGGCGTTGTGAAATATTTTTGTACTGTCAGCTTCAAGTACATCTTTTAACCAAGACAAAACTCTTTTCTTATCCATGTTGCCACCACCTTGGTGCGCAATAGGAAAGTATCCTTTGTAATGTGATGTAGCAACAGCTATACCTATAACTTCTCCGTTACCAATCACAGCTCCTGATCCTTTCTTTATAAGATCTGGATCTCTTGTCTCTAAGTCTATTGCAATCTCATCAACCTGTCTAAGATCTGGAAATTCTGTAGGAATATTCCACTCAGTCTGTGCTTCAAACTTTGGTATTTTCATAATCTCTTTCCAGTATCATTTCTAGATAGTGTATTGCTTTTTCTATGTCGGCTGCTTTTCCTTTCACTGCATGTCTGCATATGTACTTTATAGCGTTCCCCTCCGCAAATTGCAACTTATTCTTGTTTATAAACTCTGCTGGCTGTATGGCCATGTACATGTAATGTGTTCCCGAAACTTGTTTTAAGTATGGGTTTTCTTTTTTCTTAGATGTCATATCCGTTTCTCTCCTGTTTTGCTTCCATGATGTATAGGTTTTGTTTTGTACGTGTTACACCCACATACCAAACTCTGTGTTCTTCTTCTCTCTTGTCTTGGTCCTTCTCTACCGCATCTCTTATTTTCTTTGTGTTATCTAAAATAAGTAAAACATTTTCTGCTTCTCCACCTTTTGCTGCGTGTATGGTAGATAGTTTTACTCTTGATGCTTTAGATAATTCTTCTCCGTTCTGTCTCATTAATCGTATGTATAAACTGTCTTCTGGGTGTGTCTCAAACACTTCGTACCATCTTTGTGTAATGCTGTAGCCAAATTCTTTTAAATCATAAAGTCTTTCATCTGTGTGATCAAAAGGTTTATTTAAAAATTCAAATAGATCTCTGCATTCTGTAATTGATAACAGCGTACCTTCACGCCATCGTTCGTAATTTAAAATGTTTCTAAATAATCTTTCATTATAACTTTTTCTATTTTTGTATTCGTAATAGATACCTCTGTCATGTAGCTGTTGTTGTAGTGATCTAAGTTTAGAATGTGTTCTGCCTAGAATTAACCATGTTCCCTGTTCAAGGGGCACATCTTCTATTGACGTAACTCTTTGTACAGATCCTTCTTCATCACGTGGTTGCCATATTTTGACCAACTTTCTGTCCTCTGGTATACGTTCTAGTATACAATTAGCTAGTGTTTGCACGGCTTTTGGCACTCTGTAAGATTGTGGCAAAACTATGTCTTTTGCTTTTTCTTTCTGAAATCTGTGAACATCTGCTCCGGCCCAACCGTAAATAGCTTGGTCATCATCGCCTGCTAAAATAATGTGTTTAGATTGTGACTTTAATATGTCAAACATTTTCCATTGTATTGGCGATAGATCTTGTGCTTCGTCAATAATAACTACGTCAAACTTTGGACACAAATTAGACTCATTAAATCTTTCAATCATGTCGGTAAAGTCTACTAACTTGTAAGACTTTTTATAATTGTCGACCTCATCTTTTAAAATTTTTAATAATCTTTTATCGATGCTTTCAGAATATAAATCTGTATTGTATTCATCAATAACATCTATTTCCTTGATCCTTGCTGCGTTGATAATGTTAAAGTATTCGCTATCAGAATCTACAAAGCCTGTCTTCTCTTCTCCGTTTGTGTAAACGGTAACTTCTATACCCACTTCACTACCAATATCTTCGTAATGTTCTTCTTGCATGACATTACTTTTCTTTAGTCCTAACTCTGCAAAACATAATGCATGTAATGTTTTAAAGTATGGAATATCTTTTGCTTCTAATGCTGTGTGATAATCTAACATTCTATTCTTAGCTTCGTCTGCAGCTTTTGTCGTAAAGGCAAAGTAACCTATCTTATGTAATGGTGTACCTAGTTTGTAAAATGTTTTCACATAGTTTAACAGTTTAGTTGTCTTCCCTGTTCCGGGAGGCCCGAGTATTTTTCTAATTGTTTTCATATAATTTATCTCTTTTTTTATAATTATCTTCTTGCCAAAGTGGTTGTAAATTTTTGTAATGACAGCACGCTAGTTGTTGGACTGGACATTTTAAATCAAAAGCAGCACAAGGTATTATATGATCTATATGCCACTTGTCCCAACCTAAACCATGATTTTCCCATGTCATTCCAGATTTAAATAAAGATTCTATATGTTTTCTTGCATTTACTTTGCTAGTTCCAAGAAGCTCTTCTGTTTTTCGATGTTTTCTTACTCCTTGTCTTTTAAGTGCTCCTACTATGGAAACTCTTAAAGCCCTTCTTATTTTAAAGTTTGAATTTTTAGATTGTCGTTTTTGCCAATCTATTACCCATTGTTTATGTTTTTTACTTTTTGAATAAATTTTAACATAATTAATTCTATTTTCTTTTGACTTTTTTCTTTTATAATTATCTAACCATTTAAATTTTTTTCTCCAAAAACATTTAGGGTTCCAAAACCAACCGTGTCTTTTCCAATAAACCCCTGCAAAAAATATTTTAAAAGTATAATTATGATTTCCTAATATTCTCCAACGTCTATTCCATGAAAACATACTATATTTTGAATTTTTAAAACCTGTAACAATTCTAAATAATTTTTTTTCTAAATAAAAATTATATAACCATTTGGGTATCCACAATTTTCTAAGTCGCTCTTCTCTTTTCTGACAAAGATAACTGCAATGTTTAACCGGTTTTTGTTTATGTCCGTTCTCTTTCACTCCTGGTAGAATAAAAGGTTTATTGCAATATGTACAAATAAGATTAAGAGAAGGAAGTGTTTTATTAAATTCTAATCTTCTATCTTTTGCTTTTTGTTTAATTTTTGCATAATTTTTTTTATAATAATTTAGATAGCTAGATTTATATTTTAAATACTGAGGATCTAGCATACTTGGATCTTTTTCAGGCGGTCCCATTTTTTTCATTACATTATCTCCGTTTCATGTTTTAATTTTGTATGGTGTATAGGTACTTCTTCAAACTGTTCTATGTTTATCATTACTACATTCTTTGTAGGTGTATTGTATTTACCTTTTTCTTTTGCAGGAAATCTTTTTTGATCTAAAAATTGTATGTCACATTCTTTGTATGTCTTTCTCATCATAACACCTGTCTTATCTTCACCGTGTTTCCAATTCTTTGCTTTTAGTCTGTCGTAGAATTTATCAAATTTAAAATAAGCATAGCCTTCTTCTATTAGGACTGTACCTGATTTAAAGCTGGCATCATTCATAGCTTTAGGTCCGTTAATTTTTGCATGTAATAAGTCGTGTAGTTTTTCTTTAGGTGATGTACCGATAGGAGGATTAATTGTTTTTTGTGTTTTAAATAATGCTTCTAATACAGTTTGATCTTCTTGACCTTTAATAATTGGTGGTGGAAATCCTGCATGTTTTGTGATAGCATTCCGTCTCTTTCGCTGATCTGTAACATGTTCTACAGTCTTACAATGCACTGTCGCCTTACCAATACCATCTGGTCTAGTTACATCAAATTCATATTCTGGATCTGGATCAATGTCTATTTTTCTTAGGTTAGTTAGTACAGGATAAGATCCTTTAGATCCGGCAAGTACACCAAACTTTTTCTTTACGCATATACCTTTCTTACAATACTCACTGATAGGACTCTGTGTGCATGTATAACCTTTTTCTGATTTGTTCCATGATCTAAGTTTTGCGTTTAGTGTTTGTTGATCCCACGCATTTGCATGCACAGTCTCAAAATATTTTACAGGTGCATTCTTTACTTTTTGTTGCCAGCTGTCAGGATACTTCATCTTTACAAAGACATGATAGTTGTACATAAATCTATCTTTACCATCAAAGCCAGTCTTATTTGTAACTTTAGATAGTAAAGCTAAACAAGGTGGACCTTCTGTAAACTCTTCGTCAACACCTTCCATAGATTTAGATTCCATCTCATCTGTAATTCTTTTTAAATCTTCTGCTGTAGTTAGATTGGCTTCTGCTACTTTTATAAATTGTTCTAGTGTAAAGAATGTGCCATCCATATTGATAGCTCTACGTTTCTTGCTTTCAAAATATGGTAGATTAATAAACTGTCCTGGTTTTAATATCCCTGTTTCCGGATCCTTTGTCAGTTGTGTCTGCTTAGGAAAGATTTCACAGTCAGGTTTTAGATTAAATAAAGGTAATAGATTACTTAAGAACGATACAACTAATGTAGACGGCACAAACTCAGCCATAAATAAATATAAATGTAAGCCACCACTTTTAGATTCTATAGGTATAAGAGGTAAATTGTATTTTTGTATTGTTTCTAGATAAAACTGTTTGTTAAAGCCTTCGTACTCTTTAGGATCAATATCGATAACACCAAACTTCGCATCACCATTTTCATTTGTAGGCTGTGCACCAACAGACTTCTCACCTGTTAAGTGGTCTTGATAAATTTGATCAGTGAACTCTTCATAAGTCCATCTGTAGTCTGGTTTTTTCTTTCCGCTTTCTGGGTCTACGGTAGCGTTGCTCCAATCTGCGATACCATACGCATGCCTATAGCCATTAAATATTTTTACATATCCATTCATAATTATCTGTGTGTAGGCCGCGCAGTCTCCCAGGCGGCCTACTCATGCATGATTCCAATTAAGGAACTTAGAAGTGAGATTGAGACCCTTTCGGTTTCTCTTCACCATGTTTAGCTTTTACACTTCCTTTAGAAATGCTTTCACTAAACGTTTTTGCTTGCTGGTAAAGACCTGTGTCCGTTATGGGTCCTGCCTTACTTACATCCCAACCAAACCATGTACCTTTGTCGTTAGACATCTGTGTGGTTTTTAGTCTGTAAATATGGCTAAAAGATGCCGGTGTAAATAACCCGTTCTTACCTTTTAGTTTAATACCCGACATCATTGAATTCCATTTTCTACTAATTTTTAATTGAGTAGATTTCATAGATATCAACGCAGTCGTTGGACTATCTCCTGTGATAATTACAAAATGTGATGCAGTCTTCTCAACATAATTACCATTAGGTAATCTGTCTTTGTAGTTTGCATCTGCTTTTGTTTGAGACATAATGTCAGAAGAAGAGTCATGTACAGCTACTGGTCCGCCTGCACCTTCTCCTCTATCTTTCCATTCTACGTACTCTAACTTATAATATGCAGGAATGACATCTATGCCCTTCGCTCCATCGTATAAGTCGCCTGACACAGAATTGTATATCATTCCTGGTTCAGCACCTTCGACATACTTACCATCACGTTTGTTAACTTCTGGTGAAAGCTGTCCAAGGATTTTTAAGAAAGGTAGGGCTAGATCTTGTTGACCTATATTACCCAAACCTTTTGCTGCATCTTCTTCAAACACATTGCTTGGAAGACCTGCAGTCTTTTTTTCTGCTACTTGGTTCATGTTTATTTGCTCCTTGTTATTTTTGTTCTGTTGCCTGTGAACATGTTAAATAAGTCAGATGGCATCTCGAGTCCAGCCTCCAGACGCTCCCTGACTAATGCTTTAAGTGTCATAGGTTCAACCTTTAATTTCTGGACAGGTTGGTATCCTTGACCTTGTGCAAGGTTCGCATAAGCGATTGCCTTGTTGTCCTCGTTACGACCAAAAGCAACGGTAACCTCATTTTTAATAAGATCACCTAGGCCGTTTTCTCGAAGCCAGTTATATGCTCCTTCCTTTTTTGCTACAGGAATGGAAGCACCATAGACAGGTTTCACTTCTACTGAAGATCCATCTGCTAATTTTAAAGTAGATATATTCATCTCTTGCATCATTGTAGGAATAACCTCACCTGATAACAAGTCTACTTTTCTTTTTAATTCCTTTAACTCTTCTTCTTTAAGAACTACTTCATCTTCTAGATCCTGTAGTTTCTTTACTTGGTCGGATAATTTCTTACCCTCATTTACTGAATCAAGATCTTCTCTTGCATCTTGTTCAAAGTTTATATTACTCATCTATCTTTCCTTTCTCGTTAAGATTTATTTCTATTGGATAATACACTCTGTCTTGTCTATCCCACTTTAACAGTTTGTATTTACCATTTGTAATGTCAGAAACAATAGAACACGCAACACCTATAATTGCAGGATCACCCGTTAACAACAAATAATCTTTTGTAGTATAGTTTTTTAACAAACCTCTTAACTTGTATATTAAAGGACCTGGAGAAAAAATTATTTGTGAAAACTCTGGTAATAGAAATTTAAAATTTCCATACTGAGATGCACTCATAATATTTATCTTAGGTGAACCAGCTTTTGTACCTGGTAATTCTTGTAAAACATACACTGTAGGTTTGTTTGTTTTTATGTCACCGTAATTCATGCTTTCTGTCATTGACATCAATATAGTCTTTATGTTATAGAAGTCAATAGAAAGTTAAAAATTATGCATTACAAATTTAAGACTAAGCCTTATCAGCATCAGTTAAATGCTTTGGCACGATCGTGGGATAAAGAATACTTTGCCTATTTTATGGAGATGGGTACAGGTAAATCTAAAGTGTTAGTAGATAATATTGCTATGCTTTATGACAAAGGTAAAATTAACGGTGCCTTAATTATAGCACCAAAAGGTGTTGTAGGCACATGGTATAAAGACCAATTACCTACACATATGCCGGATCATGTTGAACATAAGGCAGTATTGTGGCAGGCTAATATCAATGCAAAACAACAAAAGAAACTAGATGTACTGTTCGAAACGGGTCAAGATCTACATGTTCTAGTTATGAATGTAGAAGCCTTTAGTACAAAAAAAGGTATAGAATTTGCGTATAAGTTTTTGTCTTGTCATAACGCCATAATGGCTATTGATGAGTCTACAACTATAAAAAACCCAGACGCTAAAAGAACTAAGAACATATGCACATTGGGTCCACATGCTAAATACAGAAGAATATTAACAGGTTCACCTATTACAAAATCACCACTAGATTTATATAAACAGTGTGAGTTTCTAGCACCAGAATTATTAGGTCACGCTTCTTATTATTCTTTTAGAACTAGATATGCTGTAATGAAGACAGCTAATTTTGGTGGCAGGTCTGTACAAATTGTTGTTGGCTATCGTAATTTATCAGAGCTTACAGATATGCTAAAAGTTTTTTCTTACAGAGTATTAAAAGACGAATGTTTAGATCTACCTAAAAAAACATTTATGCGTAGAACAGTTAAACTTACAAAAGAACAAGAGCATGCGTACAAACAAATGTCTCAATTAGCTTTAGCACAATTTAAAGGTAAACTTATGACTACAGC